CGGGAAACCGATTCCAGAGAAAAAACTCTCCGCCGCCGCAAAGAAACCCGGAAAAATGGGCCAACGTGCTCGGCTTGCTCAAACCTTAAAGAAATTAGGGAAATAAAATGGGAACATTTGCACCTTCAATGAACGACGTTGCTTCGGCCGTAACAGATAATCCTCAATTGAGCCAGCCCGAATTGGGGCTTGGTGGTGGCGGTTTAGGGTTTGGCGGCGGGTTTGGCGGTATGGCACCTATGCCTATGGGCTACGATGATAATTTTGGTGGTGGCCCCGTTGGTGGAGCGCTTGGCAGTTTAGGTTCTGGTTTTGGGAGCATTGCACCACCTGCGCTGGGCGGTATGGGCGGCGGTATGCTTGGTGGTCTGCTTGGTGGTATGCCTGCCCCCATGCCAAACCCGTTTGGCGGTGGATTTGGGGGTACTGGGTACGACACGCCATACCCAACGCAAGTGCCAATTAGTTCCGTTAACTCCACGACTACTCAAAACATGACGGGGCAAAGCGGCACAAGCGTTCCGTTTGGGCAGGCCATGGGGCAGTTGGGCCTTTTGGGCGGTGGTATTAGCCAACCTCAATCGCTACCCCGAACGCTTCCTGCTAACGATCTGAACCCATTTAAGACGGCAACGCAAGCAAGACCGCCGGTTTTGCCTGTTAATCCCCAAGTTCAACCAAGCCCGCAGGTTATGCCTGCACAAGTTCAACCAAGACAGCCAAGTATGTTTGCGCCTGTACAGCAACGACAACAAATGCGTCCTGATATGCAGGCAACGCAACAACAAATGCAATCTCGACAAGCACCGCGCGAACGTCCCGTGCCTATAAGCGGGGGGCTTGCCGCATTAAGAAACAGAATGATGGGCTAATAAATGGCAACCACATCCGGCGCATCAGGCTTTAATCTAGACTTGACGGAAATCGTCGAGGAGGCGTTCGAGCGCGTCGGCTCGGAGATGCGTACGGGCTATGACCTAAAAACTGCACGTCGGTCGATGAACCTGATGTTTGCAGACTGGGCCAACCGTGGCATCAACATGTGGACGTTTGAGCAGGGCACGATCAACCTGATCCAAGGGCTAAACACCTACCCCCTGCCAAACGACACTGTCGATTTACTCGACCACGTTATCCGTACAAACCCTAATCAGTTGGCTACACAGGCTGATTTGACAATTACACGCATCAGTGTTTCTACGTACGCCACTATTCCCAACAAGTTGACACAAGCACGGCCTATTCAGGTCTGGGTTCAGCGGTTGGATGGGCAGGTTTCCCCCACAGGGTTCACCTATCAAAGTGCCGATACGGGTGCGCAGACGGTGACACTGTCCTCAACAGTGGGTTTGCCCACTACGGGGTACTTGAACATTGGTACAGAAACAATTTTTTACAATTGGATCAATGACAACACGACTTTGGGCGGGGTTTTTCGTGCTCAAAACGGCACAAGCCAGACCACACCGGCTGTTGGCACCGCTGTTTATGTCAATAACATCCCCCGAGTAACGGTTTGGCCGACTCCAAACATTGGAACTACGGGTAATCCCTACTATCAGTTTGTCTACTGGCGCATGCGCAGGGTCGAGGACGCTGGTGGCGGTGTCAATGTCATGGATGTGCCTTTCCGATTCATTCCTTGTATGGTTGCAGGGCTGGCTTACTACATGACTTTGAAGGTTCCGGGGGCCATGGAGCGTCTGCCGGTGCTAAAACAGCAATATGACGAGGCTTGGGACTTGGCATCTCAGGAAGACCACGAGAAAGCGGCTGTGCGGTTTGTTCCGCGCCGTCAATACATCGCTGGGAGTTTCTGATGCCCAATCGTTTTGCGTCTGGTAAGTACTCGATTGCCCAGTGCGATCGGTGCAACTTTCGGTACAAACTGAAAGAACTCAAAACTTACACGCTCAAGACCAAAAACGTTAACATGCTGGTCTGTTCGACCTGCTGGGACCCCGACCATCCCCAGTTGCAGTTGGGTATGTACCCTGTGGACGACCCACAAGGGGTGCGTAACCCCCGTCCTGACATCACATATCTGTTGGGCGGTACAAGTGGTTTGCAAATTTCCTATCTTTCTGGCACTGGCCCCAATCAGACCGGTACGGAGACAGGCGGTAGCCGCATATTCCAGTGGGGCTGGAACCCTGTGGGCGGCTCGACGTTTTTCACGGCAAACGAGACCCCAAATAACTTGGTTTTGCAAGTGAATTTGGGTACAGTAGAGGCAGTCACGACATAAGGAGTCGATCATGGACAAGAAAGATTTAGCGCAGGACAAAAAGATGATCGCGGCGGCGGTCCACAAGCATGAGAAGGCCAAGCACAAAGGCCAGCCCATGACCAAACTCAAGGCTGGTGGCAAAACCAACTCCGACATGCTGAAGTATGGACGCAATATGGCTAAGGTCATGAACCAGCGTTCTGTTGGCCGGGGAGGCTGATCATGGCAAAGATAAACAATAAACCCGCATCGGCTTACGCCGAGCCGCATACCATGAGCGGCAAAAAACTCAAGATTCAGGAAGCCGGTAAATCGGACCAGAAGAAGTTTTTGAAAGACACCCCGCTGTCTGTGGCCAACGCTCGTAGCGACGATTACGCTGGTGTTAAAACCAGTGGTATTAAGATTCGTGGGACTGGTGCGGCCACCAAAGGTGTGATGGCAAGAGGGCCAATGGCATGACCTACACTGAGTTGGTTGCCGCTATTCAGGCGTACACGGAGAACACTGAGCAAAACTTCGTGGACGAGATACCTGTGTTTGTCACACAGGCGGAACAGCGCATTTACAACTCAGTCCAGTTCCCGTCATTGCGTAAAAACGTGACGGGGACAACTTCTTTGGGCAACAAGTATCTGCAAGCACCCAGCGATTTTTTAGCGGCATACTCTGTCGCAGTTATTGACGGGTCTGGCAACTACGAATACTTGCTCAATAAAGATGTCAACTTCATTCGCCAAGCGTATCCCAACCCAACATCCGATACAGGCATCCCCAAATACTATGCGCTGTTTGGTCCGTATGTAAGTGGCTCCACAATTTCCGATGAACTGAGCATCATCCTTGGCCCTACACCGGATGCCTCGTACGGGATCGAACTGCACTATTATTACTATCCCGAGTCAATAACTGTGGCCGCTGATGGTCGCACATGGTTGGGTGATAACTTTGACACCGTGCTATTTTATGGTTCGTTGGTTGAGGCTTACACCTACATGAAAGGTGAGAACGACATGATGTCGTTGTACAACCAGAAGTACATGGAAGCCTTGCAGTTGGCTAAACGTCTGGGCGACGGGCTGGAGCGCAGTGATGCGTACCGCAGTGGGCAAGCGCGTGTTTCGCCTTTGCCCCAGAATAACGGAGTCCAGTGATGGCCTTTACAGGCAACTACTCCTGCAACACCTTGCGATCTGGTCTGGCCAACGGCACGATCAACTTTGCCACGGACACGTTTTATTTGGCGCTGTACAACAACACCGCTACGTTGGACTACACCACGACCGAGTACACAACAGTGGGCGAAGCCTCTGGTGGCGACTACGTTGCCGGGGGGCAGGTCGTTACTGCCACAGTATCGAGCGAAAACACCAACACAGGTAGCACGGTGTATGTCAATTTTTCGTCCCCTGCGTGGACCGGCGCAATCACAGCCCGTGGTGCGTTGATCTACACGCCCGGTGCTAACGGTGCTGTTTGTGTGCTGGACTTTGGTTCTGACAAAACTTCAGCCACCACTTTCACAGTGCAGATGCCTTCAAACACAAGCAGTTCTGCGCTGATTCGACTTGTATAAGGAGTAACCATGACCACGGAAAAACTCAAAGCAAAAGACCAAGTTTCTGGTGGTCTGATTGCAAACACAGGCGCTTCTGAAGGCGCTCGTGCCACTGGCAGATATGTTGTGGAGTGCCATGACAAAGATGGCAACCTAAAGTGGGTAGCCGAGACTCCCAACTTGGTCGTCAATGTGGGCTTGCAATACATGGCAGGTTCTGCGTTGACCAGCACTTCGCAAATCACCAGTTGGTACTTGGGCCTGTACGGAGCCGCATCTTCCAACAACCCGTCTGCGGGCGACACAATGGGCACTCATGGCGGTTGGACTGAAGTCACTGCTTATAGTGAGTCTACCCGCCCTGCGGCTACCTTTGCCGCCGCCACCAACGCCAATCCATCTGTTGTAACCAATACTGCCAGCAAAGCCACGTTCACCATGAGCGGCTCGACTACTGTTGGCGGTGCGTTCTTGACCAGCAATAACACCAAAGGCGGGTCTACTGGCACGCTGTTCTCGGCGGCTGACTTCCAGTCCCCCGGTGATCGTTCGGTTGTGAGCGGCGATATTTTGTCGGTGACTTACACATTCAGCCTGTCGGCTTAAGGATGAGCCATGGCCGAAGGCGGTTGGGGTTCAGGCACATGGGGTCAGGCAGGCTGGGGTGACTCAGTCTATGATCGTGATGCGGCTGAAACTGCAACCGGGTCGGACAGCGTTGATGGGACGCTGTCTATTGCGTCTTCCGTTTCTGAAACGGCCACAGGCTCCGATGTAATATCGTCGTTTTTGACGTTGCCCGCCGATGTTTCTGAAACATCAAGTGCGGCAGACAGCATCAGCGGTGCGTTACTTTATGACTCCGCAATTGTTGAGACAGCCTCTGGTGTCGATGTTATAGCGGCAGGGCTTGAGGCGCTTGCGGCCATATCCGAAGCCGCTGTTGGTTCCGATACTGTTTCTTCTGCCGTTACGTTTGCCGTTGCAGTTGACGAGGTGGCCTCCGGTGCCGATGTTGTCAGTTCCTTGCTGGCATATTACGCGGCTGTTGCGGAGACTGCGTCTGGGGCAGACAGTATTGATGCAAGATTTAAACCTTATTCTTATATTGCTGAAACTGCTTCGGGTGCAGACGCAATTAGTTCGACCCCAACTTACGGTGTTGCAGTAGACGAGGCGGCGGCTGGTGCAGATGAGATTTCTGCCCTGCTCACACTGCCAGCCAGCGTTGACGAGACAGCGTCTGGTGCGGATGAAACAGCATCGGCGTTTACTTTTATTGGTGTTATTGAGGAGTCTGCGGTTGGCGCGGACTCAATTTCTGGCGTTCTGTATTTTGAGACTTCTGTTGAGGAGTCGGCATCTTTGTCGGATTTGGTTTTTGCCAGACAGACATTTAATGTTTCCGTGGTGGATGCCGTCAATGCGTCAGATGTAACCAGTGCGGCGGCGGCTTTTGTTTCTTCAATTTTGGAGACAGCAACAGCGTTGGATGCCACTTTCCAGCAGTTGTACTGGGAGTTAATTGATGACAGCCAGAACGCAAACTGGCAGAATATAACCAACGTGCAAAGTGCTGGCTGGCAAAGTGTCGACACCGCATCTGGCTCAACATGGCAACCCGTCGACACAACAAACCCGCTTGGTTGGACCGACGTCGACACTGCGCAAACGCCGCAGTGGACCAAGATCAACACAAATTAGGAGTCATAAATGACGACAGCGTACACATCACTTCTTGGGCTGGCTTTGCCGGTCACGGGGGAATTGGCCGGTCAGTGGGGCACCACCGTTAACGACTACATCACGCAGTATATTGATGCCGCTGTTGAAGGAACCCAGACCATCAGCGGAAGCCAGACGGCTGTAACGCTATCGACCACAAACGGATCGGCGCTTTCTCAGGCCGGGTCTGGTGCTACAGGCTCTGCCCAGTACGCAGTCATCAACTGCACAGGGAATCCAGCCAGCACTTTAACGGTCACGGTCCCTGCGTCCAGCCGCAATTACATCGTCATAAATGCCACATCGACCAGTCAATCTGTGGCCGTTGTGGGCGTTGGACCCACTACTGGCGTGACTTTGGTGTCTGGCGAAAAGGCCGTTGTGGTGTGGAACGGTTCTGATTTTGTCAAAGTAGCCTCGACAGTAGTGCCTGCTTCCAGCATTACTGGAACTGTGGCCGTTGCCAACGGCGGAACGGGACAAAGCACCTACACCGATGGTCAATTGCTGATTGGTAACTCAACGGGTAACACGCTGACCAAAGCCACACTGACCGCTGGTTCTGGCGTTTCAATTACTAACGGTGGCGGATCAATTAGCATTGCCGCAACCGGCTCTGGTGGCACTGTTACATCAGTGAGTTGGACTGGCGGTATTGTTTCTGTTGCCAACGGAACTACTACGCCTGCATTCACAATTGCTGGAACTTCTGGCGGCATTCCTTATTTCTCCAGCGCATCGACTTGGGCAACTTCTGCCGCCCTTACCGCAAACGCTATTGTGCTGGGTGGTGGTGCTGGAGCCGCACCTGCTACAACGACCACTGGTACGGGCGTAGTCACTGCTGTTGGAAATTCTGTAAATACTTCTGGTGGTTTAGTAACGCAGTCTGGAACCTTGGCATCAAGTGCAATTTTGTTGGGTGGTGGTTCGGGTACGGCAATTTCCTCAACAACCACTGGCACGGGCGTAGTCACGGCACTTGGCAATAACGCAAACGCCACGGGTGGTTTTGCAACCATTGATGGAACTGCAACTCTGACTAATAAGCGTATTGATCCTAGAGTCACAAGCACAACTACTGCATCTTCTTTAACCCCATCAATTGCAACCGCTGACCAATATGCCTATACCGCATTGGCATCGGCTTTGACGATCAATGCTGTCACTGGCACTCCAACCGATGGAGACAAGATGATTTTTAGGATTCTGGATAATGGCACATCCAGAACCATCACATTTACTGGTGGCGTTTCTGGTGGATTTAGACCCATCGGAACAAACCTAACTGCAAGCGGTTCAGACTTTACCTTTGCAACAACTGTGAGCAAGTTGACCTATTTTGGATGCATCTACAACGCAAACGCAGATCGTTGGGATGTTGTTGCTCTTACCACTCAAGCATGAGGATAAATCATGGTTATTGAGTTTGAATTTGAAACAGAGTATGGAACATTCAGGGATGCATTGCATTTCTCAGATGATGCTGTGCCTAACGTGGATGAGATTGAGCGATTAAAGTTAGAGCGTAGAGACAATTGGCTTGCGGCAATTGAGTCTGCATCAGCATCTGACACGCCTTTTACGCCTGTTGGAGAATAAAGAATGGCAAATCGTTATTGGGTTGGTGGAACTGCCGCTTGGGACGGTACTGCTGGCACTAAATGGGCTTTGACTTCTGGCGGTGCTGGAGGGCAAGCCATACCCACAACTGCTGACGATGTGTTCTTTGATGGTAGTTCTGGGGCTAGCACAGTAACGATTTCAACTGGAAACACAGGTGCAAAATCCATAACTTGCACTGGATACACAGGAACATTGGCAGGGACTGCCGCTATTACTGTTGCGGGTGGCGTGACTCTTGTTGCTGGAATGACATATTCCTATACAGGAACAATAACAATTACTGGCACAGGCACAATCACATCTGCTGGCAAAACATTTTCGTCAGTAACAGTTAATGGCGCAGGTATTACCTCAACACTTGGAGATGCTTTTACTTCAAGCGGGACTGTTACGCTGACCGCTGGAACATTTGACGCTAACAATTTCAACTTTACTGCGAGTATTTTTTCGTCATCAAACACTAACACCAGAACAGTTACTATGGGTTCTGGCTTGTGGACTTTGACAGGAACAGGAACTGTTTGGAATTTCGGAACTGGAAGTGTTGGTTTAACTTTTAACAAAAACACAGCAAATATACTGTTAAGCAACACCACAACTACAGCAAGAACATTTGCTGGCAGAACTCTTACTTACAACAAATTAACCATTGGTGGTGCAACAGGAACATCAACTCTTACTATCACTGGCGCAAACACATTTAGCGAATTAGCCAGCACAAAAACAGTTGCACACACAATTGCATTTGGAGGAAATCAGTCTGTTGGTGCGTGGTCTATTACAGGTACAAGCGGTAATGTGGTTTCTTTGACTAGTGATACCAATGGAACAGCAAGAACGCTTACATACACAGGAACAGGTTATTTGACAGGTATTGATTATTTGTCTGTAAGGGATATTGTTGGCTCTCCTGTTTCTGATACATGGTACATAGGCGCAAACTCAACTTATGTAACAACCGCACCAAATAGTGGTTATGGTTTATATGGGTCACAGAGGGCAACAACTGCGGTTATTGTTTTAACTAGCACATCGTCAACAACTTGGACTGTTCCATCAGACTGGAATCCATCTAGCAACACCATTCACTTGATTGGTGGTGGTGGTGGTGCGGCTGGTCGAGTTACTACTGGTATTGCTGGCGGTGCTGGTGGTGGTGGTGGATACACAAAACTCACAAATCAAGTTATAAGTGGTGCTATTACATATCAATGCGGTTCTGCTGGAACAACAAGCCCACAAAACACGAATGGTGTAGCGGGCGGCACAACATCTTGGAATTCTGGTGCTTCAACTGCTGGAGGTGGCGGGGGTGGTAATGCCACAACTGGTGCTGGTGGTTCTGGAGGCACAGGAAGCACTTACAACGGAGGTGCTGGAGGAAGTACAACAACAAGTGCTTCTTGGGGTGGTGGAGATGGTGGTGGCGGTGCTGGTGGGCCTCTTGGAGTTGGTGCAAAAGGTGGTAATGGTGTTAGTGGTACAGGCCCATCTAACCAAGTTAGGGCTGGTGCTGGTGGAGGAAATGGTGGTGGAACTGCTGGTGGAAATGCGGTTGCTGCCAGTGGAACAGAAGCCGATGGTGGTAATAATAATGCTGGTGTTGGCGGTGCTACAACAGATACGAGTTCGGGTGTAAATGGTGGAGGTGCTGTTGGTGGTGGGGGCGCACCAGGCGCAGGGGCTGGTTCAGCAAGTGATGCAGGCGCAGGCTCAACTGGTTACGACATTGTGATTGGAATTGGTAGTGGTAGTGGTGGTGGGGGTTGTGCAAACACAGGAGTTGGTGGTGCGGGAGGATTCCCAGGTGGCGGTGCTGGCTCAACTCTTGCAAACCAAACTGGCCCAAATGCCGCACAAGGCGCAATCATCATTACCTATACACCAGTAACAAGTGCTAATTTCTTGATGATGTTCTGAAGGATGTAACAGTGAATCATGGACCCAATCACCACCGCGCTGGCCGCATTCGCCGCCGTCCAAAAGACAGTTGAGGTCATCAAGAAAGCCAAGGCAACGATAGATGATGTATCCAGTCTTGGCCCGTTGTTGGGACAGTATTTTGGGCATAAGCAGGAAACTGTAAAAGCCCTTGAGGAGGCAAAGAAACAGGGTGGCTCGTCGCTGGCACAGGCCGTCCAGATTGAGATGGAGTTGTTGTCCCAGAAGCAGTTTGAGGATCAGTTGAAGATGATCTTCTTTCAAACCGGACACGCCGACATTTGGGACAACATCCAGAAACGGGTCAAGGAAAGTGAAGAAGCCCAGCGGGAAGCCAGACGCAGGGCCAACGATGCCGCAAGGGTCAAAGCCAGAAAGATGGCTGAGTTGGTCAATCTGGTGATTGGGATTGTGTTGGTGGTTCTGTTGGTCCCGCCGCTGATCTGGTTGGTGATCCAAGGGATCATGTTTGCAAAGGACAAATGATGGACGAGTTTAAAGCCAAACACGAACTAATCGAAAAGGCGGCGTTTGCAATTCTGCCCATCATGTTTACCTGTGTGGTATACCTAATGTCTGCCCTAAACACCCTGAACCATGAGGTTACGGTGCTGAACAACAAAATCAGTTTAGTTGTGACCAGCGACAACAAACAAGCCACTAACACTGGTGCCGAGTTGGCACGGGAAAAATTGCGGCAGGATTTGGAAAAAGAAATCCAAAAGAACCGTGATGACATCATGCACAACCGTCAGGACATTGCGGTTCTCTACGAACGGTTGGGCAAAAAATGACCTTCCTTGAACAGTTTGTGATTGGACTTCTTCTGGGCGTTTGCCTGTTTATTTTGTTGAACTGATGGAGGCATCATGCTGACCCTGCTCTCAACCTTGATTTCTTTCCTGATGGGCGGACTGCCCAAACTGTTGGATTTTTTCCAAGACCGCTCAGACAAACGCCATGAACTGGAACTAGCGCAGATGCAAATCCAGCGGGAACTGGAGATGCGTCGAGTCGGCTTTGAAGCCCAAGAGCGCGTGGAGCAAATCCACACCCAGCAGTTGATGCTGGAGACTAGCACTCAGGTCAAGACCAGCCTGATTGATGCCCAAAAAGCCGAGATGCAGGCCATCTACGCCCATGACACCGCTTTAAACGAGGGGACTAGTCAGTGGATGAAGAACCTGCGAGCCAGTGTCCGACCCGTCATTACCTACGGGTTTTTCTTCCTGCTGGTCGGAATTGATGTGGCTTTGGCATGGCACGGCATCAACAAAGGTGTTGAGTTCCAGCAGATGGCCGACCAACTCTGGGATAACGATACCCAAGCCCTGTTTGCCAGCATCATCGCATTTCACTTCGGTGGCAGGGCGTTTGGCAAATGAACGTGTCTCCCAAGGCCGTGGCTATGATCAAGCACCATGAAGGTGTAAGACAAAAGCCCTACAGATGTCCAGCCAAACTCTGGACGATTGGGGTGGGCCATGTGATGTACCCAGATCAGGGTAAATTAAAACTGGAGGATCGGATGTCGGTGGCCCTGCGCCCAGAGGACGACCGGTCTTTCACGATGGAGGAAGTCGATGGAATTCTTCGGTCTGATCTCAGCCGTTTTGAACGGGGAGTGGAGCAATATATCACTGCCCCTCTTACACAAGGCATGTTTGACGCTCTTGTGTCTTTCAGTTTTAACGTCGGTTTGGGAACACTCCAGCGTTCGACGCTTCGCCAGAAACTTAATCGGGGCGATAAAGAGGGTGCGGCTGAAGAACTCTTGAAGTATTGCATGGCTGGTGGGAAAATACTCAAAGGGTTGCAAAACCGCCGAATTGACGAACGCAACTTGTTTCTGTCGTAGGGACAACCATGCCATTACAAAAAATACTGTTCAAACCGGGGGTTAACCGGGAAAACACACGATATACCACTGAGGGCGGGTGGTATGAGTGCGACAAAATTCGTTTCCGTCAAGGCAACCCAGAAGTTATCGGTGGCTGGCAACGCATATCTGCTAACACGTACCAAGGTGTCTGTCGTTCCCTGTGGAACTGGATTACGCTGAGTTTTCAAAACCTTTTGGGTGTTGGTACAAACCTCAAGTTCTATATTGAAAAAGGGGCCGCGTACTACGACATCACGCCAATTCGTTCCACGACCACAATTAATAACAACCCTTTTGCACTGACGGCTTCGACCACTTGTACGGTGACGGATACAGCGCACGGTTGTGTGACTGGGGACTTTGTTACTTTTAGCGGTGCCGTTGCCATTGGCGGTGGTGGGACAAACGTGACGGCGGCTGTGCTCAACCAAGAGTTCCAAGTCACGGTTATTAACGCCAACACCTACACAATTCAACTCTCTGTTACCCCCAACGCCACGGCCATTGCCGCATCCCCCGGCGGCGGTGCCTCGGTTGTTGCCGCATATCAGATCAACGTTGGTCCGTCGTATGCTGTGCCATATACGGGTTGGGGCGGCGGTACGTGGGGGACTGGCACTTGGGGTGTAGGCACCACAACTTACGCAAGCATTCGTCTTTGGAGCCAGATGAACTATGGCGAGGACTTGATTTTTGGCCCTCGCGGGGGTGGCATCTACTATTGGGATGCGACAAATGACGTGACCACACGCGGAGTCAATTTGCGCTCACTTGGCGGCACTTGCACAATCACAATTGCTTCGCCTGCGGTGGTCACATCCACCATCCTCTATACTGAGGGTGCGGCTATATCGTTTAGCACTACAGGTGCTTTGCCAACAGGTATCACGGCAGGCACAACCTACTATGCGTATAACGTAAATGGTTTGACGTTCAATTTGCTGGACTCATCTGGCAACATTGTCAACACATCTGGCACCCAGTCTGGTACGCAGTCCATAACACCCGAAGATATTCCGGTGGCGCAGAACTTTATTATGATTTCTGACACCTATCGGTTCATCCTTACTTTTGGAACCAACCCGTACGAGTCCAGCACCATTGACCCCATGTTGATTCGTTGGTCAAACAAAGACGATCCGTACAACTGGACTGAAGACGCCACAAATTTAGCGGGGTATGTCCGCTTATCGCACGGGTCTGAGATTGTGACTGCGGTGCAGGCACGTCAAGAAATTGTTGTCATTACAGACGCATCTGTGTATTCGCTTCAGTTTAGCGGCAACCCGACGCAAGCGTGGGTTCCACAGTTGCTTGGTGACAATATCTCTATTCAAGGTCAGAACGCCGCCATCATTGCCTCTGGTGTGGTGTATTGGATGGGTGTTGACAAGTTCTATGCCTACGATGGTCGGGTGCAGACACTCAATTGTGACTTGCGTCGGTATGTGTTCTCTGACTTGAATCAAGGACAAAGACAACAGATTTTTGCGGGCACCAACGAAGGCTTTAACGAAGTTTGGTGGTTCTATTGTTCAGCCAACAGCAATACAGTTGACAGGTATGTCATCTACAACTACATGGAGAAGGTGTGGTACTACGGCACGATGGCACGAACGGCTTGGTCTGACTCTGGTCTGCGCCCCTATCCGCAAGCGGCTACCTACAGTTACAACATTGTTGACCATGAAAACGGCATCAATGACAACGAAACAGGCACAACTACGGCTATCAGCGCCTCCATATCCTCGTCTGAATTTGACATCCAAGACGGGCACAATTTTGGATTCGTGTGGCGCATACTGCCCGATTTGACTTTTGAGAGTTCTTCGGTTGACCCCAACACAGGCGACCAACCCAGAGTGACAATGGAGTTGTACGGGCTTACAAACTCGGGTTCAGGTGTGACCAGCGATGCCTCACAGCCAGTGCGCAAAGCCAGCACGTACTACATCACCGAGGAATTTACTGGTCAGATTTACACACGGTTGCGCGGTCGACAGATGATTTTCAAGATCAGTTCTGGGCAAATCAACACCACTTGGCAGTTGGGTGCGCCTCGTATTGACATTCGCCCGGATGGTCGCCGGTAATGGCTACTCGCGTAAACAACCCAGTACCACCCAACTTGCCCTTGGGGCCGGAGCAGTACGAACGCCGGTATCAAGATCAGTACTCCAACGTATTGCGCCTGTATTTCAACCAATTGAAAAACTCATATGGGTTGGTCTTGGGGGATCGTGGTGGGCAGTATTTGCAATTCCCGTATGCCGCCATACAACGCAACACTGATCTGACTTTTTCCCTAAACACCCCCACGCAGATCACGTTTGAACAAAATGATTACTTGAGCGGCTGTACCAATGATGGTACGGACGGCATTCATGTTCAACAGGCAGGAATATATAATTACCAATTTAGTGCTCAGTTTGCCAACACAAATGCTGGGGTGCAGACGGCGTATATTTGGCTTCGCGTCAACGGGGTCGATTTAGACGGCACTGGTAGCAAATTTGATGTCCCGAGTAAACATGCAGGCAGTGATGGCTATTTGATTGCCGCTTGTAATTTTTACGTCAGACTCAACGCTGGCGACTTTGTAGAGTTGTATGCGGCGGTGGCCAACACATCAGTCTACTTGGAAGCCTATCCCGCGCAGACATCTCCGTTTGCAATGCCGTCCATCCCCTCGGTGGTGGCTACACTTTCGTTTGTCTCAGCCCTGCCCGCATGATCTATAAGACCGAACAGCATAACTTTGACGACATTCAGTTGTTGTTGACGGCTTTTGTTAACGAAAGTATTTATGATCGGCCTATCAATGTTGATGGCCTTAAACGCACGGTGGCAAGCCCCGGATCGCTTACCGTTGTGGTGTACAGTGAAGACAGACCAGTGGCTATTTTTATGGGCTACACCTACAATCACCCCATGTTTCACGCCAAGTTTTCTGCGGACTTACTGCTGTATGTTGTGCCGGATTTTAGAGGCACGCCTATCGCTGTTCGCTTGATGAAAATGTACGACGCATGGGCGCAAAAACAAAAAGTTGATTACATAAACATCGGTCAGTCAACTGGCATTGGGGACATGGATCGCGTGCGAAATTTCTACGAAAAACTTGGTTTTAAAACAACTGGGTTTAACTGTTCAAAGGAGCCATAACATGTGCGGTGGTGGCGGATTTTTTGGTGGAATTACCAATGCGTTTGAAGACGTTGCGGGCGGCATAGCCGACCTTGGTCAAGGCGCTATTAACGCTGTTTCTGATTTGGGTTCCCAAATCGACGATACGGTCAATCAGATTCCCGGTGGTTGGGGCACTGTAGCGGCGGCAACGGGGATTTATTTCAGCCCTGAGATTGGTGCGTATATGAATGCCGCAGGTGAAACGGTCTCACAAACCGAGGCGTTAGCCGCCGCACAGGAAGCGGCCGCTGGTGCGGGTTTACCTTATGATCTTTCCCAACCCCTTGGATTTGACGAAGTTTCTGGCGGTCTTCTAACTGGCGCAGGTGGTACAACAGCCGACATTAATGCGCTTAACGCTTATGAGGCTGGCCTTGCTGGTGCTGGCACTGGTCTTGCCGGTGCTACAGCGGCCGATATTGCCGCACTTGACGCTTATGACGCTGGAGTTGCTGGTGCTGGTGCCGCTGGTGCTGGTGCCGCTGGTGCCGCTGGTGCCGCTGGTGCCGCTGGTGCTGGTGCCGCTGGTGCGCTGGGCCTTACTGACATTCTCAAATATGCTGGGCTTGCAGGGCTTGCTTCTACGTTACTTGGCGGCAACCAACAGCAACAAGCACCTCAACAAACACCACAAACCCCTGTTGGCGCTGGTCTATCTGAAGACTACAAACCTTACCGTTACCAACCCTATGCCATGGGTGGCGGCATCAACGCTCTGGCTATGGGCGGGCAGTCAACTTTGGGCGACTATTCTGACGGTGGGCGACTGCTTCGTGGTCCCGGTGATGGCGTATCCGACAACATCCCCGCCGTGATTGGCGGCAAGCAACCTGCCCGTTTAGCCGATGGGGAGTTTGTGATTCCTGCTCGGATTGTGTCGGAACTGGGTAATGGCTCGACCGATGCTGGCGCACGTAAACTGTACCAAATGATGGACCGAATTCAGTCGGCGCGTGCCAAAACAACAGGCAAAAAGAAGTTTGCCGCAAACACCAACGCGGATAAGTACTTGCCCGTATGAGCGACTTGACCTGCGCCCAAGAACTGTTTGTCAACAACACGGCCGATATTGCCGTGTTGTCAGGTATGCACTGGAAGGAACTTTACGGCACCAGTAATGGATATTGCTGTGACTTTCCAGCCGTTGTGCTGTCTGAGCAAAACGGGGGCGTAGCGTACTTTACCTTGCGTGATCCAGAGGGTAAACTAGCGGGGCACGTAGGTTTCATGGTGTACCGTAATCCGTTTTACGGAAAACTGATAGCCATGGACATTTTCTATTACATTTTGCCGGAGTTCAGAGGGTCTTTAGGCATGTGTAAATTGCTTCGTTTTGCCGGAACCACCTTGCGTTCTCAAGGCGTTGATCAAGTTGTTGTCAGTCACCAAGAGGGCAACAATCTTTCCTCCATTCTCAAACGCGCTGGCTACATCAAGGCTGGCGAAACGTATTTTTACGAGGGTTAAATCATGGCTGGACTTTGCCCCACCTCCGCAACGCAAACCACACAAACCACCGCTGGCCTGTCCCCTTGGTCACAAAACTACGTCGGTTCTTTGTTGGGCGCGGCACAACAGCAAGTGTTTAATACCGACCCATCTACTGGAAAAATAACCAGCATTGTTCCTTATCAAGCCTATGGTTCCCCTGTTGCAGGTTCGCAATACATGGCTGGCATGGGTCCCGGTGAACAAGCCGCCGCGCAAGCCGCCGTTGCTGGGCCTACAGCGCTTCAAGAACAAGCCGCAAACACTGCTTACAACATGCAGACTCCGGGTCAGTTTGGCACGGCCACAGATATTGGCACAACCGCTGGTCTTGGCCTGTTGAACACGGCTGGGCAGGCGCAGGGGCTACAGAATCTGGGATTGCAAGCGGTTCAGCAAGGCCAACGGTACGCACAGGACATCACAGACCCCACCCGCACGGCGCAGTTCATGTCGCCGTATATGCAGAATGTGGTGAACGTTCAGCAACAAGAGGCTCGCCGTCAAGCGGCAATTTCTCAGCAAGCGGCAGAGGCGCAAGCCGCTCGGGCAGGTATGTTTGGTGGGTCTGGTCTGTCTCGCCAACGTGCTCAAGCCAACGCCGATCTTCAACGCAACTTGGCCACCATTCAAGCGCAAGGTCAGCAAGCGGCTTTTCAGAACGCTCAAGCACAGCAACAAGAAGCGCAACGGCAGGCTATGCAGGGTCTGACGACTGGGATACAAGGCTACGGCCAAGGCATTCAAGGTCAAACTGGCGCATACGGTCAAGCCACAGGCGCGGCTTCAGGACTTGGTACTTTGGGTGGCCAACAACTCGGTGCTCAACAGTCGATTGCCAACTTGCAAAACACACTGGGTCAACAACGACAGGCATACAACCAAGCGGTCATCAACCAAGCGATGCAGAACTTCCAACTGCAAAAACTGTATCCGCAACAGCAGTTGCAGTACTTGTCCTCCTTGTTGTCCGGTTTGCCAGTCAGTTCTTCTGGTCAGGTTTCTACAATTCCCGGACCAAACATGCTGTCTCAATTGGCAGGTCTTGGCACTACTGCGGTGGGCGGTGCAGGTCTATACAAGTCAATCACCGGAGACCCCATCAGTAAACTGTTCACCAGTAAAGAAGGCGGTCTGCTCAAAGACACCATAAAAAAACAAACGCCGCCGCCCAAGAAAAACACAGACCCGACGGGCCTGCAAGCCTTGGCACTCTCAAAAATCTAAGGACGCGCCATGATCAACGTCAATCAGATCACAAGTTATCTGGCCAAACTGCAACCAGATTCGGCATTGCAACAGTACGCAATGTTGCACAAAAACGATCCGTACATTACATCATTGGCGTTAGCCGAGTCCAACCGCCGCAAAGACATACGTGCTGGCGCACAGATGCAGGCTCCCCAACAGCCTAAAGTTGTTGATCAAGCCATTCAAGGCATGGCGTCTGTTGATCCTATGGGCAACTACATGGGTTCGCCACTTCCTGAGACTGTTGGAATTGGCCAATTGCCTGCTAAAAACATTGCCAAAATGGCTGGCGGTGGTATCGTAGCGTTTGCCGATGGTGGTGACGTTAACCCATATTTGCCGGGCGAGCCTGTTTTGCGTATGTCTGGCGGTGGAGCAGTGCCTCGTTTTAATGGTGGGGCAAGTTCTTTTGTTGGGCCGACAATGTCGTTTCAGCAGTTTCTTGCAAACCAAGGTGCGACAGTAGAAGGGTTTCTCAAACTGTTGCCGCAAGATCAACAGGCTTTACGCGATGCATATGCGGCCTCTGGGATGGGACCTCCCTCTGGCGCGGCACCGGCTGGGGCAACTACTTCTGCACAACCTGCTTCTGCCGCACGGACACCCACAACAGCAGAAAGTGTAATTCAATCCATAAACCGGGGCGCGTCTACCGCTGGGCAACACTTAAAAGGCGGTTTGAATGCGTTGAATAAAGCCGCGACACCGTACGCCGTGTTTCAAAATCTTTACGGCACTACACCGGAAGAACTTGCTGTTTTGCGTGCCGCTGATCGACAACGCGATCTAGAAAAAGTCATGGCAACCCCTGCTTCTCGTTCTCCAACGCAGTCGGAGTTGGATGCTATTACTTCTGGTGCTGTTACGGGGCCTTTGCCAAGCAATGCAGGTGGTTCAGCACCCGGTGCTGACGGACAAACACCTCCACCCCCTGCGCCACCACAAACGGATGCAGATCGTCTTGCTGAACTTAAAAACCAGTACAACATCTTGACTGGTGGAAAAGGGCCGGGCGTAAGCATGCCTTCTACGGCTGGGTTGCCAAGTTTAAAACCGATGACGCCAGAAGAAGCCAAAACGGCGGCTGGCAAATTGGTGGACGCATCCCCTGTTCTTCAAAACTACGAACGACTCCGTTTGCAAATGGAAGCAGACATTGGAAACCGCGAACGCACGTTCCTTGAAGAGCAGGCAAACTTGCCCAAGTTTGGCGTCAAAGCAGAAGAAACGCTCAAAAAACGCGAACAAGAGTTGGCCGACGATAAAAAAGCGGCTGGCTGGATGGCGATACTTGAGACAGGCCTTGGAATCATGGCTGGGACTTCTCCGTTTGCCTTGGCTAACATTGGCGCTGGCGGACAAAAAGGCGTAGCCAGTTACAAAGACGCAATGAAAGACTTCAAGAAATTGCAGTCTGAATACGACAAACTACGGCTTGACTTGGAACGTGCAAGTGTTGCGGAAGCACGGGAAAATTTTAAAGACCGTCAAACTTTTCTTGATCGCGCAGACACGCGTCGAGACGGTATCAATCAGTTAGGCGTAAAGATTACTAGCGACATTTTCCAAACTAGTAGCAAAGTTGCGGGCGACATTTGGAACGCAAGCGTTCGTGAAAACGGCGAAACCGCTCGCACCTTGTTCCGTGAAGGAGCGGCCTCCCAACGCGCGGCGTTGGAAAATCAGAGCAGAGTAGCGCTTGGTTTGATGGGGTTGGCTAAACCCAGTGACACTGAAAAACTGTACACCTCTTTGGCAGACCCAAATAATCCTATTACAAAAGGCTTCAACGTCTATACGGAAGGTATGGGATACCGCGACAGACAGTCAACGCCTTTGCTCAAGGAGTACACCGGTACGCTTGGCGAGATGAAACTTCGTGAACTAGAGCGAGGCACCCCCGAGGACCGACTAAGAGCGATGCAAATCCGCCAACGCATCAAAGAACTGCAAGGTATTGGTACTCTTACCCCGGTCAATGTTCAAAACGCTTTGCCGTAAGCGCATAATATGGCCATGCCCCAGACGGATCGGCCCGCTGGGGTGTGTTGAAACCAGCCGCACAATTTGGAACTGAAATGCCTCTTGCACTGCCCCTACCAGACGGTCGCTACGTGACAATCCGTGAAGGTGAAACGCCTGAGCAAACGTATGCGCGTGCCATGCAAATGTATCCCGACGCGTTTCAGTCTGCGCAACCCAAAAAAGAACCCACGATCGGTGGGCAAGTAGGCGAGTTTTTCAAGGGCGTTTTACCCGGCGGTATTGGAGCGCTTGAGTCAGCGGCTGTTGGCGCGTCAGCGTTACTCCCAGAACAGTACGAGAAAAGTGCCCGAGAAGGCATTGCCAGCATAGCCAAAGCCGCCAAAGAACCTTTTGCCGCAACCCCCGGCTACGAAGAAACTGTTGGCCGCAAGTTTGGTGAAGCCGCTGGTTCAATTCTTCCGTTCTTAGGGCTTGGGCCTTTGGGCGCGGCTGGGCGTATTGGCATGGCCGGACTGGGTGCCGGTATGGGTGCTGGCGAAGCCCGCACTCGGGCAGAACAAGAAGGCGCTACCGCAGAACAACGAGGAGCTGCCACTGCTTTAGGTTCAATTGTTGGCCTATCCGAGATGTTTGCCCCTGCCCGCATACTGGGGCGAATTGATGAGCCTATTAAGCAAGGTGTTGCCGCAAGCCTCAAACGCATAGCAATTGCGGGTGGGGAAGAAGCCGCACAAGAAGCCGCCAGCCAAGCCGCCCAGAACTTGATTGCCAAGGGCATTTACAAACCAGAGCAAGAGATTATTGAACAGGTTGGCGAGTCTGCCGCTTACGGCGGCGCTGTGGGTGCGTTGGCCCAAGGGCTATTGGACTTGGCGCTGGGTCGTCGTGCCAAACGTGCCACTACACAAGACGAAGTAAGTAAAGCCCGTGCCGAGGAAGAAGCCGCTCGTGCGGCTGAAGAAGCCCGCAAGGCAGAACCCGGATACGCCGCCGAGTTTGTAAAAGATTTTGAAGCCCGCAAAGCCCAGTACAAAGCCGACCTAAAAGAACTCAAGCGTCCGGGCAACGAGGCAACCCCTGACGAGTGGGAAATTTACAAAGAGCGTAAAACTGCGCAAAACGCACTCAAAGAGTCGTTGGACGCAGATGCCAAGGAATACAACAAACTGCGCCCGTTGGTGCAGGCTGAACTGGCCAAGACCGCTGAAGAAGCACGCAAAGCCAAACTGACCCCGTTTGAGTACGCATTTGGCGAAATTCCTGAACCCCCGGCCAAAACAGAAGCCGAGAAGCCGTACTGGGA